GGTAACGATAAAGTAGTTTCAAAGTGTTAGTCCAAATGTTTTCTTTTTTGAATTTCGTTTGGGTTCAGTGTCTCGTTTGGGCAGGGGAGCCGTTCTCTGTCCGCGTTATGCTGAAGTTCTTATTGTTGGTTTTGTTCTTCTACATTTGTGTTGTGTTCTTGACGGCGTCGCTTATTCTTTTGCGGACGCTTGTTGAGGCACAGATTCATCATGTGCGTTACAATGCGCTCCGTGGTTCATACGCGGGCGCCTCTTATGAGTCACAGATGCTCGGCACGGTGCGTGCTTGGGCGATGGGTCAGGACGAAATCGGCATGTTGGGCGCAAACGGCTCCAAAGGAGACGGTCCGCCAAAAGAACAGGGTGTCGTTAACAGCGGCACTATCAATAGCTTTGAAGATTTCAGCCGGGCTGTGTCTGCAAGCTACGGGGGCGACAAGGATAATGACGTTGATGACAAAAAGCTGCAAAACGGCGCCGTCACTGGGAATGACCCGGTGAAGACGCACGCTGCGGCGGCTTCATCAGCTGAGAAAACTCCATATGTCTTCGTAGGGAAATGCAACATCTGTCAGGAGGAAGGACACAAAGCAAAGCAGTGCCCCAAAGGTGCTGCCGGTCGATCAAAAGGAGGTTCGCGCTATCAGCGTGATGCCAAAGCATTCTCTGAGGAACTCAAGAGGATGGAAGATCTCGAGGGCGCAGCGCATGATGCACTTGATGCGCGCGCCGCAGTTTTCAGGGAGGAGGTTCGTGATCAGAGAGAGCGAATTCAAGAACTTGAGAAACAGTTGAAAAACAAGAAAACCAAATCGGCAATACCGGAAGATCTGCTCAACAGTTCTGGGTCATTCGAAAAATTGAAGAACAGCTTCGATGATTTGCCGACAATAAAAACGGTGGGGCCCAATTGGCCTGCTATTTTGCAATTTTGGTTGATTGTTGTCATTTATGCGATGGGAATGCACTTTCTGGGTGCTTACTCAAAACATTGGCTGTCTTTCGGTGTCATTTTGACGTGTGTCGCAACGATGTTTATTGTCATCGTTATGCGTGACCTGCGTATGTACACCTATACAAGTCGTGCGACGAAACGTTATACCTTGCTTCCCGGGCAGGCTGACGATGTTGCCGACAACCGAGACATTTCGACCCGGGGTCGTGATCCGATCAAACATGCGCAGTATAGGGTGCTGCGCATCGAACACCTTAAACGAGGGAAAACGGTCAATTGGCCGTTCTTTTGGGACGTGATAGATCACGACCAACTGCCGTACGACACAGTGATGTGCGACAGCGTTTCGGGTGCGCCACGTGTTGAAGAGTGGTCTGTTTCTCTGGCGTTGTTTGACGCTTTGAGAAATCCTAAGGTCGTTACGAGTGCTGTTGATGCTAAAAACGCGCTCGCACTCATCAACAGGTTTGCGGCCACGATGGACTTGATCTTGTTGGATACGAGAGTCGAGTCTGTCGATGGACTTCGATCAGCAACTGCCGAATTAGCCTACGGTTGGACGTATGGCTTTGAGCGTTTTTCTTCTACGAAACTCACTCACAATCACTTGCCCAGTCGGGTCAAGGATTGTTTCGGCAACGAGCTGACGAAGAGTTAGTATCATATGGTGCGCGCCAGCACGAAATAAATAAAGAAGTGCCGCCTTGCCAGCGGCGCTTCAGGGCTCAATACGTAGGTAAGAGCACTATCCGGCGCGCACCAATGATGACTCGCTTAGGCGTGAATGTAGAGGGTGCTTCTCCATATCACGCAGATATCAGCGATCCATTAACAAGACTAACAGGCTTAGCATATCGCATAGGCAGGCAGAAGCCAAAGCCCAGCCGTTTTATGTTGTGCGAAATGAGAAAATTTGCCTTTAAGTGGGCTCAAAAATTTAAAAATATACCAAATGATTATGATTTCGGGTTTGAGAGTTGGTTGATGAAGACGAGTTATCCAGAATGGAGGAAGAATGAACTGCGAGAGGCACTCGCGAAAGGTTTCCCCAACAAGAACATCGTCAAAACACACTTCAAGGAAGAGTGGTATTCTGAACCAAAACCAGCGAGATCAATCAATGCGCGTGAAGATTTCTGGAAATGTGTGCTTGGCCCTTACATAAAGGCTATTGAGCACAGCATTTTCTCGAACACACGCTTCGCCAAATATGTTCCTGTATCTGAGAGGAACCATTACATATATGAGCGTCTGTGGGCACCTGGTGCCACTTACGCCGAAACAGATTTTAGTCAATTTGAAAGCCATTTTGTGTGTGACGTGAATTGGGCCATTTTGGGGCCCATTTACGCAACAGCTTTGGGTATTACTGAGGCCGAGTTTAGCGACTTGGAGGCGAGACTCAGAAGTACAAAAGATGATGGCGAATTTTATGACTTTAATGCTTTGTTTGATAATGGGATGTCTAGACTCGAGTTTTTGCAAATGTATATGCGCGTGACCAATCCAGAAAATGGTCACGTCATGCATTCCGGTGATTGGTTTATCACAGGTATTCAAGCAGAAATGTCGGGTGAGATGGACACGAGCTGCAAGAATGGCGTTACAAACGCTTTCTTGTATGACTTTTTCAACTTTCAGGCAGGTAACAACGAGTTCAACAGAGGTTGTTTCGAGGGGGATGACGGTGTCACTGTTAATGATGCCGTCGTTGAGGGGGATGTTTACGCCAAGGCTGGTTTCACGATCAAGATGAAAACCACGCAGTATTTGCCTGACACAGATTTTTGTGGCATGGTATCTGGCGAATTTGGTAGCATCACCACAACAGATCCGATCAAAGTGGTTCTTGGTTTTGGTTGGGGAACGCGGGGATACGTGGGCGCTAGGCGCTCCCGTCGTCTCGAGCTGCTGCGAGCAAAAGCACTTTCGTTTTTGTATGTTTATCGGGGTTCTCCGATTATTCAGGCGCTGAGCTCTCGTATTGTCTTTCTCACAAGACATATAAATATGAAGCGGTTTCTTGACAAGGACAGAGTCAGTTCTAGGTACTATAAAGACATGGTTTCTGATGCTCTTGACGCATATAATGCCGGTAAACTTGAGTTACTGCAACCCGATGATGATATTCGGCTTGTGGTTGAAACTCGTTTCGGCATATTACGTCATCATCAGTTTCAGTTGGAAGAGTACTTTGGGACGCTGGTCGATCTTTCTCCTCTTGAGCACCCGTTGCTCATTCATTATGCGCCACACGAGTACGTGTGGCATGATCTCTGTTATGTTGGTAGTAACAGAGAGTGGTTCGAGCCGATAGTTTTCAGAC